AGATTTTGTACAGCTGATAGTCCTTGTTGGAGTGAGTCATGGCAAGCGTAACCACTCTGGCTTTTCCATCCGCACACATGACCTTTTTCTGTTTGCCATGTTCGTCACAGGACACAAAGAATCTTGTGTTGCCTGTGTTTCTTGTGCCGAAAGCACCACTGCAGTAGAAGCAGGTATCGCTCTCCTTGTTCCAGTAAAAATCTATTCCAGAGTCTTCCCCACACAAATCGAGAGCTGCGTTCGGATGCGAGTAGTGCGGTTTGCCATCGATCAGAGTGCCGACCTGGCTGATGTTGAGATGGTGCATGCCAAACACCAGTCTGTCCATATCAATCACCACCTTTCAAATAACTCTGCGTTCAGTTCTTCGATTTCTTCCTGTGTAAGCATGTTATTCCTCGACCATAAAATAGATGGCATTCATCAATTCCATCGGAAGTTCAAGGCTTTCGATATCGGAGAACTCGATCTTTTCAAGACTGACAGTTGCGTTGGCATTGTCCAGTTCTGTCAGCTTCTGCATGCATACGGCATAGTTAGGATCTGTCTGCTCAATCGTCTGCTTGCCATCGGCATAGCTTCGGATGATGGCATTCCTTGTCTCAACGTATGGCTCACACATGGCTTTCAGTGCGAACTTGTTTTTGATGATCTTGTACGAAACCCTGACAGGCAAGGACTGTGTGTTGTCCATTGTCTGTGAATTTAATTTTGTGAACATTTCAAATGCTTCGATATTTCTCATTTCATTTCCTTCCAAATTAATCAGAAACCAGATATGTTTTACCGCTGACCGTTTCCCATTTGCAGTAATGACCAGTGCCTTTAGTACGGATGTAAACCCTGTTGTCTTCCTGCCCAGCAGAGAAGTATGTGCCACTGTTTTGAACGTAGTGTCCAAGGTATGCCCATTTTTCTGAGTCGACAACGACACCAGTAGGCGAAGTGATATCCATTCTGCCTGTTGACATCATTCTTAATTTGCCGTAAGAATTGATTCCCATTTCCTGAGTGGCAGAAAAACTGCATATTCCTCCTACAGCATCTAAACTAAGGTAATTTGAATAGCTGTCACTCGGATTTCTGACCGCTATTGTTATATCGCCAAGGTTACTTACTGCTATAAGTCCTGAATTTCCGTTTGGTGTACGTGCCCTTAATTCTAAATTTGCAGTTGTTGAAGAGGACTCAGCCAGAAACGTAATTCCCCTTCCAGTAGTTTTTGCATCAATTTGGCTCGACTGAATGCCGAACACACCTTGACCATGAAACAATATGCCTTCTACATTGACATTGTTATACCAGTCATACCATGTGCTGTTTTCCGCAATTACCTGCCCAGTTCCTGTGCCAAACGTAATAACCGAACCGCTGATATTTGAACCATTGATGTTGATTGCCGTGATCGTCCCCGACTTGATGAAGTCTGCAACGAACCCTCCGTCAATAGTCCATGCTGTGGTGAACGGTCCATTATATCCTGTGGTGGAGAAGCCGATGCCGTTCTGATTCATACGGATGACGTTGGTTGCCTGTGTCTTGTCCTCATTGTCCATGATCAGGATCTCGTAAGGCTTGCCGTCTGCATCCTGTGAGATGACAACATAACCTCCGTCACCGCCTGTGATCAGATTGGTAGCATTCTCTATCGCCTGTTCCAGGAACGATGTTGTCTTCTGTGCCTGTGTTGTCACGGTCTCGTTGATCTTCTGCTGAATAGTCTCGTCCAGTCTGCTTTTCGTGTCTCCCAAGGTAATGGAGTTGTATCTTTCCTTCAGGACATCGTAGTCAGTCTCGATAACCTCTGCCGTTGCATCGACACCGTACCTCTCATAATAGACGGTAACCGTATCGCACAGGGAGATCCTTTCCAGTGGTGCAAGGTTCTTGTATTCCTCGGACTGCCATAACGGCACGAAGGATACTTTGACATTGACCCTCGGCACACCGACATTGTTTGCATCCCTATAGGTGATCGCCCTGTTGTTCAGCTGAGTGACGGTAGGCTTAGATTCAAAGTCCGATGTGGCATCCATGAGGTAGATCTTCTCAACAGGATAGCTTGCATGGTTGGCAACATACTGGATTGCACTGCGTACTACCGTACCGCTTCCCGAATCAGTCCAGTATGCCATGACACCAGTGTAAAGCGTTTCCTCTGACTTCTCCTTGTTCAGGTCGGTCATGTTCTTGCCATATGCAATCCGCACACCGTTGTTTGTACCTCGGTGTCCGTAGAACTTGACCGTCTTCATGTCCCATTCGTACTCACCGAATCCAGGACCTGAAAACATGTCCAGCACAGACCCCTCCATACCGCCAAGACAGGATCTTGCCGATGCAGGGACCTTGAGTTCAAACTTGGTCGCAGTGTTTGTTACATCTGTCCAGAAAGTAAAGTCGTTGGCGATTGCACTGTTGCTCTTAATCCCTTGCAGTGTGGCATTAATTCCTGTCGTACTGAACGGAATGACAGGAATGCCCGAAAGATCGTATGAGATGTGCTGGGCATTGATGGTCACCCTTCCGTTTAACGGAGTGGAAATCTTGTAGATTCTGAATGCCTGTAGGTTTGCCGTATCGTTAGGCTTTGCAAAGATGAACATGCCTGTGTCGATCTCACTGAACAGTACACCATTTGCCGGATAAACCATTGTCAGTTCGTACTTGCCGTTCCTCTCCTCGACAACCTTGCAAGACACGGCTTCGGCAAATCTGCCAAGACCTTCCGAAGTGAAGGAAGTCTCGGATACTGAATATAGAATCGGTATCATAATTCCCACCACCTCGGCTTGATCTGTAGCGGATTCGTGACTGACGAATCTGTTGTCCATGACACACCGTTGTTTCCTGGCTTAAGCACAGGATAGCCGTTTGCCATCGTCACGTATGAGGAAAGGTTTGACCCCGCATTTGAGCATGTCATCAGTTCGCAGTCGATGTCGATGAACTGGCTTGCATCCCTTCCGGCAACAGTCACCGTGTAATTGTTCATCGTGAATGTGCCGTTTCCATAGAAGCGGATGATCGGTTTTGCAGTGTGCAGTGTCGGATTGGTGATCACGCTCCCTGTCACCGCAGTCATCGTGTCTCCTGAATCAAGGTATCTCTGTGGCTTGCATTCAAACTCCAGCGTGAACTTACCGCTCTTGTTGAAAGATCCTGTTTCCGACTTCGTTGCCTTGCGGAATGCACCCATGCGGTAGTGTCCGTTATCCTGAGGGAGTGTCAGCTTCTGATAGCCATTCACTGACAAGAGATAGTTCGTCAGGCTTCTGAATTTTGTAGGAAAATTAGATCTGATGAAGCAGTTGACAGGAATGGTGATGTTCTTGAATCTGTGGTTATCAAAAAGGAGACTCCCGCTCATGCCGGGAATCTCCACGAACTCGTAGTCCTTTTCGGGTGTCTGATAAATCTCAGACTGGTCAATGCTGATGCCGTATGTGGCATTCGGGTAGAGTGTCTCGTTACCAAAAGTAAAGTTTGCCATTATGCGAATACCTCGTCTCTTCTGATGATCTGGTCGTTAATCTTCTCTGCAATGACATCTGCCAGTGCATCGACATTATCGACATTGCCGTTGACATTCACGTTAACGGAGATCGGTGCGGTGATGTTTCTTGTAGAGGACATGCCCGAAGATGTGAAACCATAGCCTGTCGGTGTGTAGTTGCCTGTCATCCACGAACTGTCTACCGCAGACTGGGACATTGCATTTGCGGATCTTCTGACGGCTGCGTTCTCGTTGTTGATACCCTGAACGAAGCCAAGGGTGAAGAACTCACCTACCTCTTCCATAACTTTAGATGGAGATTTTTCCATCAGCCTTTTCTTAGAAGCTTGAACCGCTGTTGTCATGATCTGATTCGATGGTCTGGATACGTTAACGGCTTTCATACCATTGATGAATCCCTGCACGAAGTAAGATCCGGCAGAGAACATCTCATTGTAATACTTGTTGTCCTTGAAGACCGCTTTGATTGCCCCGACAAGATCCTTTCCGGCATTTGTCATAGATACGACCTTGCTCCTCAGTCTGCTGATTACACCTTCCATGCCAGTGTCGGCAGTGTTGACGGCAGCCTTGAGTTGCTTCCCTGTTTCCGCTGGAATTACGCTTGTGGCATCCTGTGTGGCTTTCCTTGTCTGCTCTTTCTTGTTTCTGATGTTGTCATCAAAGGTATTCATTCCCTTAGTAGCCTGTTCGCCATTCATCTGAACCCACTTGTTCAGCTCTGCTTCTGAGTCAGTGTATATTTTCCGGTAGGCATCCAGTGTATCCTGTGTGACACCATCCGTGCCTTTTTCAAATGCTTCTTGAATCTTGTTGAGATTCTCTCTTGCATTCTTGACCTGGTTTTCAAGGGACTCCTTCGTGCCGTCTTCGGCATGGATGAATCCATCAACCAGTTCCTGAAGCGATGCCTGCATCTGATATACGCTTCCAGAAAGGACGGAGGCACTCAAACCCTCGTAGTTTGTGATGGTCGTGTTGTACCCTACAAGATCTTCCTCAGCGATGTTAAGAGAATTTCCAAGTTCGCCTAATGCGTCTTGTGCTGTTTCCAGTGCTAAACTGGCATTCCTGGATTTTTCTGCTGTCTCATCGGTTGTATAACCGAACATTTCCTGTTCTTTTGTTGCCTGTCGTTCCCAATGTGTGGCATCCGCAAGGAGATGATTTACTTCGAGCTGTTTCTGTGCGTATCTACCTGTCAGGTCTGCCACTTGCTTTTGTGCATCAGCCTGTTTTGCGACAGCATCGAGATAATCATCCTCATGTGCTTCCAGCATTGCCTCTGCACGTTTTTTCTGAATAACTTCATCAATGGACGTACTCAGTTTACCGTTTGCCCCAACCAATTCCTCAATCTGTTCCCTTTCCATGCCAAGTGCCTCTGCCAACTGGTTGAGATACATGTCAGCCAGTGCTTGGCTACTTTCCGTTGCAAGTCCTGTCGAATCTACAAGATCGTTATATTTTTTTACAAGCTGTTCAGCAAGCGTTGAGTTTTGGTTGATAGACACAATCTCCTGATCAGTGGCATTCTTCATGTCGAGCCTTGACTGATGGAGAGTGTTTGTGGTCTTGATTAATTCTTTGTCTTGTTCTGTTAATCCGTACTCAGCCTCATATTGCCTCATAAAATTGTCTGAGTTAATCTTCATTGCTATTCCGAGTGCCGTAATGCCACCGATAACAAGACCGATTTGTGGAACTAATGCACTGAACCCAAGTCCGTCTGCATTAATGATTGCTCCGACAGCTTTCATCCATGTGCTTGCACCCTCGGTGGCTTTACGCATCTTGATGAACTGGTCTACCACTCCACCGATGCCTGTCATAAGTCCTCCTGTGACTTTCAGCAATGGACCGATTGCAGCAACCATGCCTGCCGTCCTTGCAATATTCTTTTTTTCTTCGTCACTAAGGTTTTTGACCCATTTACGGAAATCATCTACGATTTCCACCGCCTTTTCGAATACAGGATACAGGTCACCGATCAGGGTATCGCCAAGATCGATTGTGGAATTTTTTAACTTGTTAAGTGCTTTTCTGGCTTTGAGGGATGGTGTTTCCAACATCTTTAACGCATAGTCGGTCTGTCCTGTGACATCGCTCATACGCTCTAATTCATCATTCAGAACTTTAGAATCTTGTGACATGAGTGCGTTCGCAGCACGACCCGAACGGATATTTTTAAACAGGTTAGCAAATGCTTCGGAGTTTCTGTCCAGGTTGTTATATAAGATTTCCAATACCTCGCCAAGACTCATTCCTTCAGCCATCAGCTGTGCGAATGTCTTCCCATCTGTGAGTTCGCTTAACAGTACGGCTGCATCCTTGTCAGGCTTCTCCAATTCGGTGAACAATGCATTCAGCATTGTGGTTGCCCTTGCAGTGTTGACACCCTGTTTGGTCATTGTCGCATAGGCAGCTGCAATCTGCTCGATGCCTACGTTATAGGCTGCGGCAGTAGGAATAACTACACCCATAGATGAAGCAAGTTCGTCTACGATTGTCTTACCATCGTTCTGAGTGCGTAGTAACAAATCACTCAGGTAGGCAGCTGTATATGTCTCCTTGCCGTATGCATTCATGATGGTGGTCAGCAGGTCTACCGACTTCTCGGTAGTTGTGAAACCCGCACGAGCAAGCCTTGTGGCATCGCCCATGAACTCTACCGCATCTCCGGCATCGACTGATGCAGACACCGCCTGGTAGGCAGCCTGTGTCAGATCGTCCAGTGCAAAGCCTGAAGCATCCGAAAGATCGATAAGTCCCTGTTTCATGCTTTCCATCGGTTCTTGCGTTTCGGTGGCGATGGTGTAGATCTTCGCCATGCCGTCCGTCAGGTTCGATGCATTCTTCACACCATAGGTCCCCAAGGCAACGAGCGGTGCGGTGATGTACTTTGTCATGGAATCACCGATACCCGCAAGAGTACCGCCAAGATCCTTGACATAGCCGTTGATGGTTTCAAGATTGCTGGGAATGTTTTTTAATTGTTCACGGAACTCAGCCAGTTTGGTCTTTGCGTTCTCTACATCCGTGCCGTACTTGTCTACTCTGGACGATGCACGGTACAAGGTGTTGGATGCATCCTCGACAGTTGCCTTTACCTTTCTCTGCTCGGCTTCGTTTTCACGGACTGCCTTGGTTGCGTCTTTGAGTGCCTGTTCCTGTTCCTTCAGCTTGGCTTTCTCTTCGTCCAGTTCCTTGCCCTGTTCGTCCAGTTCCTTTGTCAGCTGTTTGACAAAAGGATGGCTCTTCCCAAACGTGTCGGAGTAGTACTTGAGGTTTTCCTTTGCCTTGTCATACCGTTCTTGCAGGATCTTGACCTGAAGTTCCTGTGACTTGTATTCCTTGGTTTCCTGTTCGACAGTCTTGGTCAGCTTCTTCTTTTCCTGTTCGAGTTCCGCAATTTTTTTCTGTGCATTCTCCTGTGCCTTTTCGTAGTTCTCGGCAGCCTTTGTCTCTGCCTTGACCGCTTCCTCATACGTATCACTCGCAGCCTGAACAACACCCTTCTGATGCTCGATCTGCTTTGTCAGCTGTTCACGCATCTTGCGGTTGCGTGTCATTGCGGAGTCATTCGCATCGAAGGTTGCGGTGATACGTTTCATCTCGGCATCAAATCGCTTGGCTTCATTAGTGATCTCAATGAAAGCCTGTCTGAACTGCTTTACCCCTTCTACACCAATACGTGGACCGATACTTACTGTCATATCGTTATCCTCCTAATATAAAAAGAAACGTTAGATAATGTATCATTACCTAACGTTAAACATTTGATCGAATTGTGATAATTTTTTCTTTTCGGTTTTCTGCTTCGCACCGTTGTCGATAGCAAGACAAGCAAGCATATCCAGCATCTCCGCATACGGAGTTACCAGTATCTCCCGCTTGTCCATGCCTATCTTTCTGCCGTAGAAGAGAAACCACGACAAGTTCAGTCTAATGTTCCGCTTGTCTTTTTTTTTGACTTGCTCGGCTCGACCTCGACAGTCTGCTTTACACCCAGGAATGCGTTGACCGCTTCCTGGAACAGTTCGCTCATTTCATCATTCGGCATGTACATGACATCTTCCTCTTTGATGACAGTGACCTCATGCGTTGGGTCTTCGTAATGTTTTGCTTCCTCGTAGCCTTGGTTCATCAGCTGAATGAACTTGACCATGTTCCTGATGGATTCAAGGGAATCATCTGGAAACAGATCGCCCATCCGCTCCAGTTTCTTTTCTGGGCAGATTTCGGCAATGTCAAAATTTGTCTTGACTGTTCTTAAAAATTTGATTTCTCTTCCGTTGACTTTCATTTATTCGTTCTCTTCTTCCTGTTCTGTTTCTTCTGTATTGTCTGTTTCGTCTGCCAGTGAAGTTACTTCACTGGAAACTACATCAGCTTCACTGTCTTCTGCACCCTCTTCAACAGGCTCGGTTTCAGCTTGTTCAGTGGCATCCGTTTCTTCTGTGGTATCTTCTTCGGACACTTCTTCTTCCGCTGTCTGTGGTTCTTCCTGTGGTTCTGTGACAGCTTCTTCTGTGACCTCTTCAACTGGTTCTTCTTCCACATACGGGATGAACCACTTTGCATTACGCTCTTTCACGATAGCGATGGAGTGGAACTGATTTGTGCGAAGATCAATTACATTTACTAATTTAAGCATGTCTGTCACTCTCCTTCTGCTACCCATTCATAAGTAGGTGTGCCACCGCTGACAGTTGCTTTCAGCGTGTATGTGCCGTCAGCAAGATTTTCTGCTTTCGGAATGCGGAAAAGAACCAGTGCCATTTGTGTGCCTGTCTGCTGAATCATGTATGCCCCATCACTGTCGGCAAGATTAGGCAGGTGCTGAAGTTTGTCCCTAAGATTTTGTAAATATTTTGTCTCGTGCCCGACAGCGACTTTGCCTGTGGTGACATATTCCTCAGTTCCGAAATCATCGACAATCTGTGGGTTTGTATACGGCTCCGCCTGTTCTGTTGTAGGTGTTGCCAGTTCGTAGACGAGCATTACTCCGCTCATTGCGGTTTTGAAGGATGCGGCATCGGTGTAGGAAGTATTTCTAAAAGCGAAATAAGTCACACCATTACTAGCGTTTACTGCTCCCATAACCATGTTATCACCGATAATGTTATTAACGCGGTTATAACCTACGGCTTGATAAATAGGACAGATTGCATTAATTACATCGCTTGTTGCTGTTGTTGCTTTTACTCGCAAATCTGTAGTGAAGAATCGTTTATCATTATCAGCACTACTGTAATTCCACGTCAGTGTTCCCAAATCTACAATGCCGTACTTCCTCGTAACAGTCCCATCGCTCTCATACGTGTCACCATCGTAGTACAGTCCATTGTTCCACTTCGGAATACCACGGAGTGTCAGCGAACTGTCTAACGGATAGGAATGCTTCCAGTATGGTTCGTATTCACCGTCGCGTGTACCGCTCCATGACAGGTTGATGCAGATGTTATTGGAATAGGTAGTGCCCGCCCAACTGATTCGAATATAGTGAACATTTGGCGGGATTTCCGTCAACCCACTAGAAGCGAAATAGCGGTATCCCGCACTGCTCATGGAAACATAATTTTTGTTCGCATCATATCCGTATAAATACAATGGTGTCGAAGTTTTAAAATAATAAATTGTTGATGGCACTACATGGGCATAATTCTTGCTTCTCAAATAGCCAGAAATTGTAGTATTACCACCTGTTATCCCACCAATCGAACCTGTCTCCCATTCTTCGTCCCACTGGTTAAACCCAACCATGTCATGAGACTGCAGTCCTTCTACGGATTTCAGTGTTCCTGCATCATACTCGTAGTAGTCTAATGGATACTGTGCTTTAAACCAAGCTACACCGCTCCCTGCATTAGCCTGTTCCATTGCGTATACTGCATCGGCTACGGCTGTGCCGAACATGACGGTCAAATCATAGCACACGATGTTTCTGAAGCTGATTGAATTGTTTGCAGGGAATGGGTTTGTTGAAGTGAATCCAATACGAAAGCCTGTTTCCGGCATGTCTCCGCTTGGATTCGGACCGTATATAGTGCTTTCCTTCTGCCAAACATTAGGTGTTACTCCAGTCAAATCTTTGTTAATCATTAAACCTGATGCAATCGAATCATAGTTATATGAAAAACGAAATGGTACATTTGCAGAACTCGCAATCTTATACTCAATCGAAACTAAATATTTATGGTTTCTGTAAAGTTCTCTTGCCTGTCTGAGGATAAACGCAAATGCTTCTTCGCCTGTTGTAAAAGTTAATGCACCATCTGATACTGTGTTTGTTCCAGATGTCGTCCATCCCTCCTTACCATTAGCAAAATTACCATTCTCTACCATCTGATTCCACGCAATCGTTCCACCGATGATAGTGTCCTCTTCACGGTTGCCGATATCAGCAGAACCACCTGATGTACGGTAAACGTATGGTTCTTGGTCTTCGTTGTATTGTGTCGAAACCAGTTGCTCAGCATTGCCGACTGTCATGGATTCGTATGCACCGTCAACATTGGCTTTCTGTTCTAACTCCGTCTGAATCTCTTCGATGGTTTCGGGAATATTGCCGATAGCCGTGTCATTGGCTTTGATGCCGTCTTCCATGTTGTTTAATTTGGAAGCGGTGATTGTCTCACCATACTCCCATGTATATTTGTTATAAGCCATATTCCAGCTTACCTCCATTTTTCATATATAAAGCAAAATAGGGAGACTGTTACATCTCCCTATTTGTCGGTGGTTTTCATCCGGCATAGTCGATGCCGACTATGGCACTACCGACCACCCCAATAGTGCCTACTGTCCCCCCAATAAAGCCTGTAAGACACTATATGCCAGTGCTTCTGTTGTCTGGTTTGCACCGACCCTCTGCCATCTGTGATTGTCGGAATCATCCCGCAGGATTGTCGCTTCCAGCTCTGTTGTCTGGAAATCGATGCTTTCTTCCTGTGTTTCCGCTTCAATGCCAAGGTCATTGAAAATAACCTTCGGAAGCATGTACGGTACATAGGATGTAACACCATCCTCCATGTAGCGGACGATGAAGCCTACACCGACATAAGGCTTTGCCTGTCTGTCATCGTAGTCATATACTTCCACTGTGTTACTCCCAAGAGATACGCTTGTCGGTTCAGGAAGTCCCATGATCAGCTTTCTTGCTTCCGCTTTCAGTCCGTCTACTGTCAGCGTGACTGTGCCGGAACTGAATGTATTTCCTGCAGATTCCGCAACAACGTTGTCTGCAAAGAAATCGTTGTCATCGTTAGTCTCGATGTCCAGAGAAACATCGACACCTCTTGCCAATGGCATCAGTCCTGTGTAGGAGACTGTTGTGCCTGTTGCACTGTAGAGTGCGACTACTGGTTTGGAAAAGCCAGTAATTACCTGTCCGTTAGCCATTTTTGTTTTTCCTCCCTAACGTTTAATTGTTTAAAAAGAAAAGACCTGAAATCACTTCCAGATCCTTTCCATTTGCTTTTCGAAATTCTCACGGATTATCTCGATTGTCCTTACGGTCTCTCTCGATACCGTGTTGTCCATGAATGGCTGTGCCACCATGAACGATGTGCCTTTGTTAACCGACCTTGCAATCATCGCATTCGGCTGACCCTTCGGATATTTCTTAGTCTTGATCTCGTTATATCCATCGAAACCGCACTTAACGTTGTATCCGTTGTTCCCTGCATGCATCTTCGCAATACCGAAGGATTCGATCAGTCCCTTGTACTGTTTGGAAGACGGTCCGCTTCTGAGCCTTTTCTCATGGTGCGACCCATCATCGACATTGATATCCAGGATGGATCTCTTGATGGCATTGCCCATGTGCTTTCCTGCGGGATAGATCGATTTGCCGATAACGCTTGTAAGTGTCCTGTCGGTCTTGATGCACAGATCGATAAATTCATCCATTCCCTCTACCTTGAATGTCGGCATGTTACAAAATCCTCCATCTCCATGTGTAATGGATAAAATGTGTCTCTTCCTCAAACTGGACATCATCAAGATTCCATTTGCACGACTCGATCTGATTCAGGGCATCCTGGATCGCATCAGCCATCGGATCGTACTCAGTCTGCGTGAAGTAGTCCACCGTACCGCCGATTGCCTGTTCACGTTTGTGAAGATCGGCTTGTAGTGCCGAAGGCTCGGTGTCCTCTTGCCATATGCATGTTCCCGCATTCTCAACATACCGCCAGTAATGGTAGACTGTCAGTCCCTCGATGCCTGTCAGTGCATCACGGATCTTCGTGATCTTATTCAGCGATGTCATGGTAGTCCTCCAATCTCTGCAACGAAAGACGAGTGTATCTCAGATTGGTGTTCTCCTCTATGACATGCTCAACACGATGCACGACCATCTGTCTGCCATCACCGATGACGGCAATCATATTCGGCTGAATTTTTCGGTCTTCATGCACGTATGCAATCATGTCAATGCGTTCATTCTGTCCAAGTGCAAGGTAGTATCTGTTTGTGTATACATTTCGCTCCTGAAACCAGTGCTTCCTGAATGGCACAAGTTTCATGCTCGGCATATCACCATTTTCTGCCGTGTTCTCTAATCGGCAGATCTTCATTGTGCCACTGTCAAGAATCATACTGTTTCACTCGCTTTCTGCCTGAACAGTCTGTTGTTCAAGTTCCAGCGGAGCATTCTCGGCATATTCTGGATGTAGTACGAAGTGTATTTGCTACCAGTGGTCTTTCTCTTCTCGTAAAGCCACATCGCATACATGGTGATGAGTCTGAGGTCTGATTCCGACTCATAGTCCAGTGTCACACCTTCCCATCCGATCATGTCGATTGCGGATAAGATGTACTGTCTGAGATCGGCAATCTTCTTTGCCTTGTCCTCCTCATCCATGTAATCAAGAAGCAATTCGTCACTGTTCAAGACCATCTCTATCAGGATAGCCATAATCTCTTCTGTCATATCAAATGCCCCCTGTTCTTAAAAATGAAAGGAGCATGTTTTGCCATGCTCCCTAGGTTGTGTTTTAGTGGGTTTGCTCGTCAGCCTGTGTAGTCCCTACCAACGATAGCACTGCCCACCACTCCGACAGTGCCTATTAATTTGCTGTGTCAGCTGCGAAAGTCATTGCAGCTGTAGGTGCAGCAGTACCGCCAACGGTAACAGCACCGAATGCTTCTGCAATGAGCGGTAAGCCGTCATAACGTGCAGTTGCTTTCCATACTGTCTGATCCTGAAGGAATCTTACATGCTGAGACTCAGCGAACTGTCTTCCTGCTCTTTCTGCAAGCAGATAGAGATCGAAGTAACCGTAGATGATTACGTTGTCAGGAATGAAATCGAGAACAACGAGATCGCCACCGATAACAGGCATAACACCATTTACACCGCTGACGATTGCACCGGAAGCATTGATTGTGATTGCTTCTGTTAACAGTTTTGTGTATGTAGCATCATTCATTACCCATGTAACGTTGCCACGAGCGAAGCTGTTCTTGATGACACCTCTGAGTGCTACCAACTGCTGGAACAGTTTGACACCTGTTGCGTTTGCAGCAGTGATGTTTGTCAGATGTGTTGTGTGCAGATCTGCCCAAGGTCTTGCAGTTGCCGGATAATCGGAAGGCTGTTCTGTCTGAGCAAGACGAGAAACGATACCCAGTGGCATCTTGTTGTTTGTAGTTGTGTTCTTTCCGTAAAGGATAGCCTTGTCGAGTGCAAGACCGATGCCATAGCCAAGTGCAGTGATGATCTCGGATGCAAGGTTTACATCGGAGTCCTCAAGTTGAGAATTGCAGAGTGCGTAGTAGCCACCGACCTTGTAACAATCCACGGTGGTGTCTGCGAACGTCATGCTCATCTCGTTCAGGTTAGCACAGCATTCTGTCCAGATAGCTTCCTGCAAGCCACCCATGATAACCATTCTGCCTGTGCCGGAGATAGCACGTGCCATAACTCTTCTGTACAGTTTGGAATAGTCTTCAATGTTCTCACGGAGGTATCCAAGGAAAACCTCAGGGATTGTCAAGCCGACATTTGTGATGGCTCTCTTTTCTTTCATTGCGGAGCGAACTTCGCCAAGGAAATTCTTAACATCTTCCTGTGCGAAAATTGCGTTGCGTGTCTGGATGTCCAATTTTCCAAAGACATTTCTCTTGTTCATTGTAATGTTTACCTTCCTCTCTTCTGGTAATACCTCAGGATTTGCTTCTGCCTGTGGTGTTGCTTCTGGCTCTTTGTTTGCTTCTTCTTCGATCTTTGCCAGTTCTTCTTTGTAGCCTTCGATTTCCTTTTCCAGTTCCTCTTTGGCTTTTGTGTTTTCTTCTTTTTCTGCTTCTAAAGCATTGACCTCTTCCTCGACAGTGTTAACTTCCTCGTCTGTCTCGGCTTCCTCAAGTGCTTTCTGCAATTCGCTTTCCCTTGTTTCCAGTTCCTTAAACTTTTCAAGGATTGGTGCGAGATTGCCGTTTGCTCGGTCAATCTTCTTTTTCAGCATCAGTGCTTTGATTGCCATTTTTTCCTCCTGTCAATCTGTTTAAAAGTTCCTTCTTGCGAAGCTGAAGTTTCCTCTTCGCAATGTTCTCAAGATCATTCTTCCTGGCATTAACGTGTGTTGCTTCATAGGCGGGAAATGTCACACATGAAATTTCATAGAGTGGATCTACCTCTGTGATAGTCCAATGGGTAGTTCCATCACTCCGTGTTTCCTCTGTCTCTGACTTGATGCAGAAACCAAAGGAACACCCTGAAATGTCACCACGCTTAATCCGCTCGTAAGCATTCATCGCATCGGTGTCTTTCGGATTGATCTTGATTGTTCCCCACAAACCATCTTCCCTGTCTTCTAGGGATAACGTTCCGGCACGTACTCTCCCTAAAACAATGTCATCGTTGTGGTTGTATAATGCTCTGACATCTTGATGTATAGAATTCCTGAACGCTCCTGGTGCGATGCTCTCGGTAGCACCTTCCCAGACTTGATAGTCGGAGTTGTATACAACGAAACAGCCAGTTAAGGTCAGTTCGTCAGAGTCATCTCTAGTCTCTAAGTTTTTAAATTCGTAATATCTCGTTTCCATCAGTTATTCCTCCTGATCTATCAGCTTGCTCTGATCGCCTAAACGATCAATCGGCAAGTAGTTCTCTAATACATGCAATTCGTTTAACCCTTCCATCGGATCGTAGCCAAGGATGCTTCTCACCTCGTTGCCTGTCACGATCCCTCGGTCATACAAGACACCGAATACCTGAGAGATACTGGTGACATCCCAGTCCATCAAGGATCTTGTGTTGAATCTCAGATACCAGTTCTCGGAGATAATCAGCTTCTTTGTCAGTTCCTGTGCGATTCTTAGGCACATGGGACCGATAACAGTCTGGATGAAATTGTTCCACTGCTTCTGGTTGTATTCGCCTACACCCAAGACAAACGGTGGAACACCCAGAATCGCAGCCACAAGCCGTTTGTCCATCTCTGCCGTGTCCGCAATCGCAA